CCTGGGTATTGTTCTTATGTGTTATTTCATGAATTTGCATCTGTGCGCCTCACCGTACGGGTAAATTTGCCTGGATCGCGCTGATTGATTGCATTGAGCAGTTTGCGCTGCAGATTCTGAGCATCTTCGGCGCTGTAACTTTCATCAATTTGCTCTAGCAAGCGTATGGCACTGGCAATAACATTAGCGGCGCGGTTTTCAATAACGTGGCGCTGATCTCGCTCAATGTACATTGAGTCCAATTCTTCTAATAAACTGCGAGTTTTCTTTTGCATTTTGGGTCCAGAACCTTTTTATTATTTATTTAATTATAGAACATACTGATCGTAAATACCATATGGATACATTTTGCGTTTTACCTTGGTATAGCTTAGAATTGCCATTGAAATTACCGTGTTGTTTGCTTCCCAGGGACACTAATGTTGATCAGCTAAAACACGACCTTTTATCTGGAATTAAATCCCCTGCATGCACCAAATGTTGGACTATAGAATCATACGGTAATAAAAGTAGGCGCCAATTTGAAAACGAATTTTTAGATTATAAATTAAATCTCGATCTGATTTCGATTCAAAATGATTGTAGGACAAAAAAAATTGATCCAATACTATATCAAATAACAACCAGTAATCTATGCAATCAGGCCTGTGTATCTTGTAACAGTACTTTCTCTTCTAAGTGGAACGAGATTGAGAGGAAGATGGGCCAACAGCCAATGCCATTGCGTAGCGTTAAATTGTCAAACTTAGACATAAACTATAGTACTGCCAAACGAGTATCTTTACTAGGCGGCGAGCCTTTGTTTGATCCTACAACATTTGAAATCCTTGAAGAATTAATACGTCATAAAAATACAGATTGTTATATATCAATTGTGACCAATGGTAGTATTACTTTAAAACAACAGCAACTGGACTTGCTATCAAAATTTACAGATTTAAACATTTGTGTAAGTATCGATGGTGTCGGGCCAAAATTTGAATACTTGAGATGGCCGACCAAGTGGAGCATGTTGTTGAATAATTTAAAACAGTATCATGACATAACTAAAAATATCAGCATCAGCTATACTATCAGTTCAATAAATGCCATATATTACAACGAAACTGTTGAGTGGTTTACGAACAATAATCTAAGATACAATCATAACATTGTATCTTTTCCAAATTGGTTGTCATTGAAGAATATGCCTAGCGAATTCAAACAACAATTATTCAAAAATAAAAATTTTATTAGTAATTACTGTGATATCACCGGGGAAGAAATATCAATAGAGTTGGTTAAATCACAAATACTCAATCAAGATCGAGTTAAAAAAATTAGTATACGTAACTACATGCCTGAAGCAGCAGATCTACTGGGTATACTGTAATTCTAGTAAATTGCTGTCGACAGTCAAATTGTCAATGGTCCAGCAACGTTGCGATTCTGCTAGATCATTTGATTTCTCATAAACAAAAATTACCATTGCAATATAAAAAATATCTGGACTTATATCTAATGTATCAATGATCTCGTTCATAGTAATCCCAGATGAAATAACTCTATAGTTAGATTTTTTTTGCATTGCCCAGTACCTGTCTATAAACATATCACATTTTTGATTGTAAATCAATCCGTTTTTTTCTACAAACAATCGTATCCAATTTTTATCTCGCAAATTTCCATAATCAATTACATTTCCAAATCTGGGATCAGTCTTTGTATGCAAATCATAATAATTTTTAATATATTCTAACGCCAAATCAACTGTATCAAAATTTTTAGGTTGAAGTTTATACCACGAGGCTGCAATAGCATCAAGCACATACGTTTCGGGCATAATACGATACACTACAGAATTGGGCCATTGTGTTTTGAGTAATTCATAGTTGTCACAGTGGCAGGTAATAAAAGGCTGATCATCGTACGGCACAGATCTTATATTGTGGTCATCACTGTGACCACTAAAATGATATATTGATGGTGGAACTCCGTTGATATCTTGTCTAAAATTAACTTGAAAATCTGAGTTAAATTTACAAACATTTAATATTTCACCAAGCCACGATCCGCTGCACCCTTCTCGATAACTTAAGATAATTTTTGTATTATTTGTGTCCATATTTCTTCTCGGTCAGGATCATAAGGAATCCACTTCTGGGCAGAAATTAAATCTATTAGTTGTGCTAGTTTTGTGTTGGATATAGATGGTAGTGACAAAAAATCAGATATCCAACGGGCATGACCCAGCGGCAGTGGCTGTATTTCTGTTCCGCGATCAGCGACTCTAATTGTTGTATCCATACCTAATAGTTCATTGATCCAGGGCAATTGGTTGAGTGATGTAAGTTGTGATTCTGTTAAGTCACTGGTATCAAAGTCATATGTTAAACAATAAAAACAAACATGTCCTCTTTGTTTTAAAAAATTGTCTAATAATATCATATGATAAATGTCAAACAGCTGTCGTTGTTTTTGCTGTTGATATCGTGTATGATAGTCATGTAATTGGGTACTGCCACTCGACAGCCACCATTTTTGATTGTTTATTTCATAGACAGCATGAGAATATCGTTTGTCATTTTTTATAATGTTGTCCCAAGAATCATCTTCAAGTAACTTATCAAATCGTTTCCAATTTGTCCATTGTACAATAAAAGTGGATGGTTCAGTGGCAGCCAATGCCATTTCAACTGCGTTGGAAAATATCAAATCGTTTCCAGCACCGGGGTATCCATGATTTATCACAGACTGATCACACACCGCCGACAATATTTGTGGCCATTCAGGCCATATATGACCGGCTGCGAACCCATCGCCAAAAGTATAAATCATATTAGGTTTGTTTGATCTGTCCTAATAGTTGTTTAAGTTTAGCACTTTGTACATCTGCGGTAATCTTATCAGTTTCTTCATATTCGGGTGCAGATTTGTTATTATTAATCATTGTGCTCTTGGCCTTGATGCTATCTAGCAAATTGCCCTTGGCAAATGAATTGACTGGACCTGCTTCCTCGCCAGGGTCGGTAATACGCATGGTTTCAATGTTGTAGTCTAGATCAATCTTCATGCCTACACCTGTACTACTACGCGATTTCATACACTGAATTTGATACTTGCCACGCTCACGCATAGCCCTTGACGTAAAGATACCAAACACGTTGTCGGCTGTGTTGATCTTTGAGATACCACCCGAAATATGACTATGGTCAAACTCTACTTCTTCCACGGCTGATCGATTCAACTGACTTGCTGTTACAAACAATACATTGAGTTCTTTGGCCAGGTTACGCAACTCTTCACTCACATATTTGTCTTTGACAAACAGGTCATTGGGACTAACCTTGGCACTAACTGGCATTAGCAGATCCAGGTAATCGCACATAACAAAGTCTACTTTGATACCGGTCTGTACCTGCACTTCTTTGATATAACTACGAATATCGTTAATGTTGCTCTGTGCCGGCAGGGCTTTGATACGATACTGTCCTGCTTTCTTTGAAACTAGCTTGACCTTGAGTTCAGTTTGATCAATGTCCTTGCGAATTTCTTTTGTACTCATGCCGGCCAACATGGCATCAGTTCGTAATGCACACAGCTCTTCGCTGAGCTCTAACGAAATATATACACCACTGAGTCCTGCTTGTAGCCACGACAATGCTATGTTCATCATGACCAAACTTTTACCCGACCCAGATCCACCGGCAAAAATGTTAAGTTCGCCGCGGCTAAATCCGCCATACAGGATCTTGTCCATTTGTGGCCATCCTGTAGACACCTGGCCACCCGAGTTGAAGTATTTGTCAATACGCTGTCTCGGGTCTGCCCAGTAGTCTGTGCCCATGTCTTTGGTTAGACTAATCTGTACTGCATCCTTGATCAATTTCTCTACAGGATCATACTCGCCCTTTTCCAACAAGTCTGCACTTTTTAAAATTGCACGTTCTAGTTCTTGTCTACGAGTAAAGCCTTCAAACTCGGTCATGAACCATTCAAAGTGACCTTCATTTAGATCTGGAATATGTTTAAGTTCTACGCCTGTTGCGGCCCGGATTTGATCCGGCCCCGGCAGTGTCTTGTATTCATTGCTGTGTCGGGCAATAAATTCTGCCACAGGTCTGAGACTACGATCAAAGTTTTCAGGATTGTAAATGTTCTGCACACGCACATACGACTCTGCGTCTTGCAACATC